CTACTGATTCTTCTTTTTATCTGGTTCCGGTCCAGGACCTACCCAGAATCTAAAGGCTTTTTTACCATGATCCTTGGCATAATCTTTCGTGCCATCTTTCCTGGTAATCCACGTTCTAAAAATCCACATGAATATCCCCTCCTTTCGCAAGTAACTCTTGCAAAAGGATAAATACAGTGTTACAATTCAATTGTCGAGAGAGAATTGTAACCAGTTGAACAACTGCATTTACATTTTTCGCAAGAGCCAAGCATCTCCATATAAATGGGTGCTTGGTTTTTTGTTTATGTATAAAGCCTTTTGACTTATACACCTTTACTTAACATTCAGCCTTAAATAACTCAAGTATTTTCTTTTCGTAATCTGTATAATAACTTCCGCTATTATACAGCCAACTTCGATAATACCAATAAGCATTTTTCGCTGCCTGATTACTTAGATCAAAAACGTTTCTTATCGAATCTGGAGTGATATGTTCTATGAAAGTATGAATCAACGGCGGCGGCGCAAGTGCATATTTAGCAAAAAATTTTGCCTCCGATTCTTCCTCTTCTCCATCTTTGATATGGCCCATTGCGTAATGACCAATTTCGTGCATTATGGTCTGATTGATTCTTCCATAACTTTCGCAAGCATCGTTATAAAAAATCATCCACTCTTGGCTACGAGAACTGCCTATTGAAAATCCATCTTTACTTTCACGCATTGCTGCACTTCTCTTTTCCTCACTCAATGCCGAGTACGGAATAACTTTGATTCCCATTTTTGTAGCCATTTCAAATGCACTAATTGGAATGCATCTGATTCCATACACAGAAAAGGTATCTATCACTGTCCTCTTAATCTCTTCATACTGCTCATCTTCCAGACGCATATGTTCTCCTGCTTGTTACATTAAAAGATTGATAAGTTCCATTTTTTGCTCTTTACTCATTTTTGAAGCATTTCGTGCTAAAATCACTCGTGCATCATCAAACTCTTTCTGTAAGCCACCTGTATTATCTTGGCCCAATAAATAATCCGTTGATGTATCAAGTGCTTTCGCAATTTTAATCAGAGTGGCGCCTCTCGGTATGCGATCTCCCTTTAAGTAATGGGAAATGGCAGATTCTGTCACTCCTGATAAAAATGCCAGATCCTTTTGCGTCATTTTACGGTCAGAAATTATTTCTGCCATACGCTCTGCTATGCCCCTTGCCATTTTGTCTTCCTCCTTATTAGCAATCGATTGCTACATCCATACTATATCATTCAATTATCACTTTGTCAAGTTATTATATTTTTCGTCGCATTTATTGTCATTTTTTATATAAAAAAAGCACCCGCTGCCAGATGCTTTCTTGTGATGATTGGAATATTATATATGCAGGTGTGTACACCTGATCGGAACGGATGGATTCGAACCATCGCCATCGACTTCATCAGTCAATTTCTGGTTACACAGTTGCTCTGCCACTAAGCTACGTTCCATTACAGGGTGGTCGGCCCTGTCAGTCAATATCTGAAAGCCGCCGACCTTTATGCCTTTGGCTTCTATTGTATTCTATAACGATATTTCCGATATAAACGATATTTTTTACTTAATCTCACATTTTTTCAAATATGTATCTCTGATATAGAGCCTTGGATAATCCGGGCTCTGGGAATATCCTGTCTTTTCTGCTATCTTCTCCCAGGTCATTCCCTGCTGGTAAAATGCCTTGAACACATATCTTGTCTGGCCATCTTCAATGCTCTGGATCCATCGTTCCACTGCTGCCGCCTGTGCCATTTTATGATCGTATGTGTGCTTTCTCCGGTCATATCGTGCTTGGTCGAATCCAACTACACTCTGTGGTCGCGCAAAGCCGGTGGTGTAGTCAAATATCGTACTGTTTCCAAGACCAGCCTCCCCCTGTTTCATTTCAGCCAGTTCCATGCTGAGGACCGGTATTTCCCTCTTTAACTTTCTGTAGTTATCCAGAAGCTTCCTGGTGATCTTGATCTCGCCCACTGGTATCCTCCCCTTTCGATGCTTTTAGCCGGGAACGTGTATGCTCCCGGCTTTCTCTGCATTTCTTTTATTTATCCGCGATCACGGCATCGGCTCCCCGGACTGTAACCCAGCCGTTTTTGTAGTGAGCTTCTGCCTCCTTCATTTTGATCAATTCATCTGTAATGGATGCACTGAGTTCTTTATTAGCCTCTGCCTGTGCTTTTGCCTTGGTTTTTGTGTTTTCTGCTTCAGCTGCTGCTTTAACCTTAGCTTTCTTTGCGTCTGCCTTTGCCTTAGTCAGTTCGATCTGGGCATCTGCTTCAGCCTGGAGTTTTTCTGTTTCTTTCTGGACTTTAACCTTTTCCTGCTCTGCCTGAGCCTGTTGTTTCTCTTGCAAGGCTGTCACTCTATTATCAATGGCCTGCTTCAGCTTTTTATCCGGATGCACATCTACGATGGAAGCATCCAGGACTTCAATGCCGTATTTTTTATGAAAATCTTTGTTAAGATATTCCGTGATAGCGTTATTCAGCTCGGATCTGTTTCCGGAATAGATGTCCATCATTGAATAATCGGTTGTAACCTCAGAAATCTTTGACTTCAAAACAGTTTTGACACGGTTTTCGATAATATCTTCCCCGTCCATTCCCTTGAAACGTTTGTATGTATCAATCACTGTATCCGGATCGTATCGGTAACTCATCTGGAAAGATACTGCAATGCTGGCATCGTCTGATGTGGCCACTTTAAAAGAATCATCCTCTTTACTGCCGTCCCTTTTGTCCTTTGTGAGAACAAGGATCTCGTTGCTGGTACTGAATTCCTTTACTTTGTTCATCGGTGCGATAAAATGCATTCCCGGGGTGAGTACTGTGTCCTGTACTCCATCTTTATAGTTGTAGACGATACCAACTTTACCTGTGCCGATAAAATCCATTCTTGATACAGTGTATCCTCCGCCAAGAACTGCTACTGCTGCCACGGTTCCGATAATAATCTTACTTTTCATTTTTGTTCTCCTTTTCTTTGATAGCTTCTTTTACTTTGTTGTATGTTTCATCTTCAATCTCAAACTTCTTCTGCTGCCGCCTAATTGACAGGATCACTCTGCTTCCTATCCAGATCAGTACCAGGGCTGCGGCTCCGAACACCATGCCGGAACCAAGAAATATTACCCACATCATTCTCACCTCCTCTGTGGCCATTCACGACCCGTTTTTTTATCCCTCAGCCCTGTAATCTCCAACCCCAGCAGACCTGCCGTATTATTCAGGACACAAAAGGCATTGTAGATATGTGTCGGCATCCTACCAGCTGACCGGACTGCCTTGCCAGCTGTCGGATCTGGATAGCCTTCGTTGTTCTTATAACTCATTTCACACCTTCTTTCATTTCCGCAAGTCTTTCCTCTGCATCTTCCCGTCTGGCAAATACAATCTGCTTGACCTTGCCGGCTTTTATGTAATGCAGTGTGTTTCCTGTCAAAAACGGATAGTGTATCTCCTGCCAGTCTTCCGGAAGAAGATTTGATGTACCTGGACAGTGTTGATACAAGATGCAGTTGCTGCAGGTTCCATCTTCACTGGCCGGCCGGCTTTTACATCCCTGTATCAGCGTGTTATATGCTGACAGCATCAGTTCTGGTGTGATATCCATCTTCTTCTCATGTCTTTTCATTCTGATCTTCTTTCCTGCTGCCCAGTGATACTCACAGAAATCTTCATCTTCTACAAGGATTCCTTTGCGGTCGCAAAGACCATCATCGTTGTTGATGCAGGTTTTACATGTGTTCTCCATCATTTTCTCCTTTCTGCCATGATCCGGTTGAAATTCTCCACGTTTCTGGTGTTTATCAAGCATTTCGCTCTGTCTGGGATTTTCTCTGTGCAAATGCGTTTGTATGTTACTGCTCCGATACCAGTGTAATATTGGAATACCCACGTCTGGAAATTGTGTGGTTGGAATTTGGTGTGGAATTTAAAAAAGCCGGTATCCACATTTTCTGTTGAACAGTTTCTTTTTCTGCCTTTTGTTCACTTCATCCTCCCTGCTGCCTTCAGCATCCACTTCCGATACCTGTCCCATTCTGCCAGGAGCTCAACATCTAATGCTTTACTCAGCTTGATGTCTTCCGGGATAATTCGATACTTCTTATTCACAAGAGCAAAATTGGCTGCCGCCTGTGCTACATTATTCTTTGTGCAGCCGGTCTTTTCTGTGACCTGTTTAGCCGTCAGAAGATTCTCAAACACTTGCTTCCCGTTCTGGTCTACTACCTTATACAGGTTCATCCTCTTTCTCATTTTCTTCCTCCAGGCAGTTTTCTCCGAATATTCGCATAAAATCTTCTCTACTGCCGATTTTCTCTTCAAACGCTTTCTGTGCAATCCGCTTTAGTGCATCGTTAACTTCCCGGTACTTATGAGCAGATATCCTGCCTTCTTTATGATGTTCTAGACACAGATGAACCGTAAGGCCACACCAGTCTGAATTATCTCTGTTTCTACTTCCGAAGAAAATATGATGATTTTCTATGTTTATATGACTTCCGCATATGTAACATCTATCTTTTCTATCTCCAGGAATAATACTTTCCCTCTTTCTTTTGCATGGATATTTCCAAGCTTTTGACCTCTTTCTTTTTATCGTAATTCATTTTCCGTGTGTCCGAATCGGACACCCTCCTTTCCCCTGCCGCATTTCTGACAGGCTCATGCGGCAGGACTGATGGGTTTATATGTTAATCGGTTTTTCGAAAACACCCTTGTTTATTCTTCTCGACAATCTTCGACAAGATTCTTGATCAATCTCAATCCTGCTGTGATTAATTGCTGTCTCATAATCTCCATGTGCGGCATCCCAGGTTCTTCTTTTTCCACTTCAAGAATTTCCCTGAGTTTTCGCTCTTCATCGTACAAATATCCCATTATTTCTGTTTCCGTTGGAATTGGGATGTCCTTCAGTTCCGGCGGCCAGGCATCTGGCATCTCGGTGGTATCACTGAAATGATCTGTGATTTTGGTATCTTCAACAAAATCGTGCTGCTTTTCGTCCGGTGTTTCCGCTACTGATTGGCAGCGTTCTTCTTCATTGAACTTAGAATCACATGGATCGTAAAGTTTCTTTGCTTCTGCAATCAACCTTCCGTACTTCATGGACACTTTTTCTTTGCCAACCTCAATCTCCAGTCCTGCGTTAAAGCTCATGAATGTATAGCCTACCTCAGGTCCGGTACATCCGTGATATCCATGCGGCGCAATCCTCTTTTGCACTGCTCTGGCAGCTTCTCCATTGTTATTGTATAGCCTGCATATTCTCATGATTGTTTTTAATTTTTCAGGATATGCCCCACAGAATGCTTTCACTGCTGCCGATATTGTGTATTCTGCATTATCCGGTGTATCTACAGGTACCATCTTGACCGGTTTCTTATGCCCATACTTCCCGATCAGGATCTTGGCAAGGGACTGCCAGGACAGCTCGTGTTCAAATACCCCTCCTGGATTAAAGGTGATCCCGGCGGTTGATCCCTGGTAATTGAGGTGTCCGTTTCGGACACGTGCTGATCCATACAAGTTCGAAAGCATGAAGATGGTCATGTTCTTGTCTTCCTGGATGATGTAGTTCTTCATGTTCTTGTTTGTGCTCTCATAGAAACGCTCAATCTGTGTCTCTGCCGGAATCTCCGTATCATCTTCCGGCGGCCGATTCTGGCCTGTTGCTGTTTCGATGGTCATCTGGCCAGGAATACCTTTCTCTGCTTCCTGCTGCCGGTACAGGTCTCTGATATCGTCCAGTGTCAGGATTCCTGTTTCTTCGTATAACTCACAGGCCTGTTTCTGATACTCTCTGTTGAGTTTGGACGCTTCATAGGCCACGGAAATCTTAATCCTGTCTTCTTCAAATTCTGACATCAGCTGTTCGCAGAGGTTTGTGCTGATTGCATGATATCTTCCCAACTGGCCACCGGATGTTCCGATCAGGTCTTTCAGGATGTCTCTTGTCTTTCCTTCCATCTGTGATTTCTCACGGAGTTCTTTCACAAGGCCTTCCATCTTGAGCGTTTCAGTCATTTTTTCCCAGTCGGATTTATCACGATAACAGTTCGCCTGGATGATCATGATCTGGCGTACTATGTCGTTTTCCTGACCCGCATCCTGTTCCAGTTTCGATTGTGTTTTATATATACATGGAACCCGGCTGAATCTGTCATTTCCTTCATTGAGCAGATCAATACAGCACTTCCGGCGGCAATGGCCGGCTATAACGTAATCCTTCCCATCCCTGTTCTCGATCAGGAGCGGTTGAAGGATCCCCAGAAGCTTGATCGACTGTTTCAGCCTTTCAAGCTTCTCTGTGTTGTAGAAGTTTTCTTCTGACGGGATCAGATCTTTTGGATTTCGGTATACGATCTTCTGGTCCTGCTGCCGGTCCGGGACTGATCTGTCATTGAGAAGTCCTTTCAGATCAAATTTCGCCATCGTCTTCATCTCCAATCATATCCAGGTACTCATTCACAAGGGTTTCATAGTCTTCTGCTGCCGCTGATCTGGGACTGTGCAGGGCTACAGGCATGCGCACGAATGTGCTCCTTGCTACTACACCGGAAAAGCGTATCTTCGTTCTCATGATCGGGTACTGTTCTTCTATGATCTCCGCTCCCTGCAGGTGCGCCTGGTTGAATTTCTGATATTTTGTTATAAAGCAGCGCACGTTCTTCAGATCCGGATTCAATTCTTCTTTTACATCATCGATCTGATCCAGAAGCTCGTTCATACCTTCCAGCGTGTTATCATCTACTTCTACCGGAATCAGGACATCGTCTGCGGCAGTCAGGGCGTTGATCACCGACACATTGATATCCGGAGCATTATCGATCACGCAGAAATCGTAATTATCGGCTACCTGCTGCAGTGCCTTTCTCAACCGGTTCTGCTGTGGGCGTACACGGTCCATGGTTACTTCCATGTTTGCAGTCAGGAGACCAAGGTTTGCTGTGATGATATCCAGATGCAGATAGTCAGTCTTGTTGATCAGTTTTTCCATATCCGGATGCCGGTCTACCATGATCCGGTCAATCCCTTCCCCATCCTGGGTACGGCGGTTCATTCCACGTGAACAGTCCCCCTGCTTGTCATTATCAACCAGAAGCACCTTGTATCCTTTCCGCATCAGTATGTATGCGATGTTAATGCTTGATGTGGTCTTGGCCACACCGCCCTTTAAATTGATGATTGCTATTGTTCTCATGATATCCTCCTTATCTTTCCTCTCCCATGCTGCATCCATCATTTTCTCTCAACTGTACAGCTGGAAGGCCAAACCCTCTACAATAGTGATATCCTGACTTTCCTTTAGCTCTGTACCTGCAGTCTTTGCAGAGTGTGATCTTACGATATCTGTTCATAAGCTGACCGGTCTGGCTCTTATCAAAGTTATTGATCTTCTCATATTCCTCCCGGATTCTGTCAGTATACTGTTGTAATCCGCAACGTCCGCATATCCTGTCCATCAAATCTCCCTGCATTTCTTCTCGAAACCAGCACAATTCATCGCAGACATATGCCATTAATTTCTCAAGGATGCCGTCTATGCCTTCGTCTTCGTTCCTTGTCTGCTCTCTGCATCCATTCTGGTTTTCCTCCGATCGGTTCATCATCAAACCATATTCCTCCTTTTTCGTCTTTATAGTATGTAAACCGGATACCGGATCTAGTAATGGTACCCAGACATTCCATTGTTAATATGTCCTGTTCCGGACGCAGGCTCCAGCCCTTGCCCCAGTATTCTTCCACATTCACGGTGCTTCATCTCCTCTCGCAGCCATGCGGAATAACTGTGTTTCTCCGTTTTTGCGGTGATTTCGTGTGGATCCGAAAGCTGATTTATAGCTTTAAACAGTCTGCACCATTCCTCTCTGTTCGCGATCGGCTTTCCTTTTGTGTCCAACCAGCCGGATCCGGCCATTTCCGTGATCTTTCCCAGGCGACTTGTAACATACAGATCGCTTATATAAAAGCACACGTCACAGGTTCTCGTCATGTGATCCAGTGCATCCACCATGGTAAGCAATATGGCCTGATGATATGTTCCAGTTACCCTTCCAAAATGCTCCCTTGTCTCTTTCCCTGTCCGGAGCTGAGTCGACAGCACATATCCGCATTTTCTTTCCACATTTCCGCGAAACCGGCTGCTTGTCTCAATAAAAACATTTACTTGCTGCATGTTAATTCCTTCTCTTTTCTGTTTTGATCAATATGTAATGTCGGTATGCGTATCCTGTTATCTTGTTTTTTCCGCATTTTACTGAGTTTGGCACGATTGCCCAGCCTTTTGGCGGCTTCGGATCTCGCGGCCTTCCATGCTTGTCCAGCAAGCTTCTTCTGTTTATCTCTTCTTTTTCTGGATCTTTGCGGATTAGATTCCTGGACGGGTGATACCGTTTCAGATCTTCCGGCTCATGATCCTGCAGCGGCTTGGTTATGTACTGTGCTAGTTCTCCAGAATCAACGTCATACACCCTTTTTGTCTGTGCATGGCCATGTTCCCAGAGTGTTTCTACCAGCAGGCCTGTGTCTGTTTCATCGTTTGACTTCCGATTGATTAAAATATGTACATGGGGTCCTCCATTCTTCCCGATTTCTAACCGGTATATATACTTCAGTTCCCATCCATATTTTTTATACTTGTCCCGAAGCTTTCGAATGAATTTTGACATATCTTTCTGCATCTGTTTCCAGGGTGGCCGTGAGCCTTTCTTGTACGTCAGCGTGAACCAGTAATCTCCTATTCCGAAATTCCACTTGATCAGCCTGCGAACATCCCTTTCCCTTTTCCATTGATTTTGCTTTGCAATTTCTTCCGGGGTAGCTTTCCGTCTTTTCTGGCGTTTCTGTCCCCTGGCACCATATCTTCCTGTATGTTTTTCTTCTACTTCTCTGGTGTTCCCACAGTCCCAGGTCTGCCTTATATACCCACACTTCATAAAAGTGTCCCTCGTCTCATCTCTAATACGTTTAATCAAGCCTGCAAGGGGATCTTGTCCCCTCAAAAAAAAGTTAAAAATATAGCGGTACATAACCGCCGGATGCTTGACTTTCCGGCTCCCTGGTGTTATATTTATGTAAACTAATTTACTCCAGGGACCGGATGGTCCTGGCTCAGGTGGTGCAACACCTGAGCCTTTTTTCTTTTACCTCTTGATTTCTTCTCCAAATTTGATATACTGAAGTTGTCTTTAATTACGTGAGCCCTTTACATTTGCCGATGTGAGGGCTCTTTTCATTGCTCTGGTTCTATCTTCCAGCCATGTGATCACTATCATGGCCACGATCGTTATGCATATACTTCCTGTCAGGAATGTGAGCTTATCGCCCCAGTCCCAGAGTGGAAGTAATGCTACGAGCTGGCCTGTAATCAGGCTGATGATTAAGTTCTTCTGCATCTTTATTCGTCTCCTCTACCCCACTGATTTTCTTATGTAATAATCATTGACTATCCGAGATACGTTATCTATGATCTTCTGGTTGTCTTCCGGAGTATTGTTCTTGCAGTAGTCGTCGTGGATCCGGATTACTCCTCCGGATCCGTTTTTGATTTCTTTGATAACTGCCATCTGGTTCACCTCCTGTTTTATCGTATGAAGATTGTATTTGTTGTGTTTATAGAATTTTTACTACTTTGTCGAACGCTTTTTCTTGCAGTTTCGACAGTACGCTCCTATTCTATATATACAGGGTGCTGACACACCCGAGTACATATGGAAGGAGGGTTAATTATGCGAAGATCTCAGACACCGTTTAATGGCAAACGTTTTCTGCTTAATATCAATACCGGCGAAATTCACGACTTGGATAATGAAACAGCAGAATGCAAAAATGATGGGATGCCCAAACGGAAATGGCTGTTACTATTGCCTACGGGATAAAGACGATCGGTCTTAACCCTTCCTTACGACCTGCATCATTAATCCGGCGCAGGTCTTCTTCTGTTATCTTGCTTTCCAGATGTTCTGCTAAAGCTTCTGGATTATCGTGGAATCTTTTTCCAAATTCTATAATTACGCGAGCTGCAAGATCTGTATTTGTCTGTTTTAAGAGATCAAATCTGTTCATTTTTTCCACCTCTTTATAAAAATTTAAGCAAATTGTCGAACGTCTTTCATTGACTGTCGAGCTGTATGCTCCTATCCTGTAAATACAGGCACTGCCATGCCGAGTATCAAAGAAAGAAGGATCTTTATGGAAAGAAAGTATTCTGTAACTGGTTTTTGTCCAAAAGCAAATAAGGATATCAAGGTATCAGCCACATATGTCTTCAACACTAATGTATGGGAAAAAGGCATTAGTGAACTCCCTTGTTCATCTCCGTGTAAAGACGAATGTCCTATTCTCGCTTCTGCTCCAGATGAATTAAGGAGTATCTAAAACCAGTTCTATTCCATTCTCCCTGCAAAGCTCTACCATTTTATCTTTAGGAATTACACCCGATGCAAGCAGTTTACTGATTGATATGTATTGTCCTTTATATGGTTCCGGCAATGCAGGGAGCATTTTTGCGTCTAACGTAACATTCGTTGCTTTCAGTTCGATCTGTAACACAGGAAGTCCTTTGTTTTCTTTGTAACTCTGTGAAAATCTCACTCCTGCAACTCCCGGAAGCTCTTTTCCGTCAATGAAAATTTTTGTGTTTGTAATTCCATCTGTCTGAATTAATATTTGTGGTTTTCTTATGTTTTCCATCCTAATTCTCCTCTTGGTCTGACATAAATATTGACTTTCTACTGTTTCTCTCCTATTCTTTTCTTACAGGGCACTGGCATGCCCGAGTATCTCAAAAAGGAGAAAATATCATGCAATTAACACCTGACTGTATACGTGATGTTTTACTTGAACTTGAAACATTTCATATGGGTGCGTACAAAGCTGATGAATTTCAAAACTCTATATCATCACATGATCGTGAACAAGTTTTGTATACCCTCATTAAATTGTTTGAGGGTGGCTATATCAACGCTCAATACGAACGATCACCTACTGGCCAGTTGATTACATTTCGAGTTTATGATATGACTTTTCAAGGACATGAGTTTCTTGAAAAAATCCGGTCAGAAACCGTATGGGATCAAAAATTAAAACCTGTTTTTACAACCATCGGTTCCATGTCTTTGGATGTAATATCCAATGTAGCAAATAGCGTCATAACATCCCTCGTCTTAAAAAAACTGAACTTATAATTTAAAAAGCTTTTTTGCTGCGAAGTGGGTGCATTCTTCCAGATCCTGATTATCCGGAAGTTTGTATCCGCTTTTTTCGATATAATAGATAAGTGCTGCACAAGAAATGCTTCGAGTCAGCCACCCTACGGCGCATATCGCTGTTGATATAACAAAAACTGCTGTTATCACTTCTCTCACCTCCTATCCGGCCTTGCGGGCCTCAATGGTTATCCTACAAGCCTTCTTTCCTGTAATACTGTTGTAATATCTTTCATAAAATGCTAAAATTCTTTCATAATATAATGAAAAGAGGTATTTTATGTCGGATTACAATGATTCTCTCAAACGCATGACTAAAATCATGTCTGATAGTTTGCTTTGTACATCACAATTTCATAAAGCCGTAACTTCTTCTACTGCTTTTGCTACTACTCAAAGTGTAGCTAAAATCATGGAGCCGTATCGAAATTTGTGTGAAAATTTCAAAACCGCTTATTCAAATTCTATTGCTAAAACTATAGGTTCTTGTTTATCACAACAATTGGCAAAGTCCCTTTCTGACAGCATACACAAAAGCTTTTCTGATTCTTTAAAAAGAAATCCTGCTTTTAATGAATTATCCTCAACTCTCAACGCCATAACACCGGAACTAATTTTTACATCACTTTCACATACATATGATTTTCCGAAAGACTTAGGTGGTATCTCCGAAAAAGATAATGATGATTTTATTGTTATTGATAATGCAGTAAGTACGGCGTACGACATGCCTTGTACTGTTGCAGTTCCTATTAATGAGCATAAGCGTAAGATCTCAACATCTGATTTTTGCGCTATCATTAGTCTCATTATCGCTATCATTTCCGGTATAATCATTCCTTTGTATCTGCAATCTAAGCCTTCTGAAACTGAAGTGATCGAGCTTCAGCTTTTGCAATCTCAAAACGAATTATTGCAGCAACTCCTACATAATGCAGACATTTCTTCTTCAAGTGAAATTGAAGCAATCAATGAGTTGAAGCAATCTGTCGAAGAGCAAAGTAAACAGCTTTCACAGTGACAAGTTGGAAGAAGCTCTTGATAATCACGAGACAGTCGAGAATATTGATACAGCAAAGAAACCAATACAATAATTGCACTTACCTGCGTAATTACCAGACAGATCTTAAGCATGTTTATCTGATTACGCAGGTAAATAATTTCTTTTTCCATTTCTTCCATTTAAACCGCCTTTCTCTGTTCATCCGAGAAAAATATCGGATTCACATCGAGATGCTTGCATAATGCTAAAAATTCATCTACTCGCAAATCGCGATTTCTTTTCTCATTAAAAAGACTGTCATACAATGCCATGTATGGAATATGGGTTTTTCTTGATATATCTGATAGATTGAACCCTTTGTGTCTTATATACTCAGAAACTCTCTGT